CGAGTGCATTTGCATCTCGTTCAGAGAATCTTTAAGAACTCAGGCCTCCTCGAATACCTTGAGGATGCGCGTTCGTTACATGCCACCCTACCCGACGGTAGGAACATCGTTTTGTTCAAGTACGCTTCCATGGGGTCAGCACTTTGCTTCCCCGTGGAGGCGATGGTGTTTTACACCCTTGTTCAATGTGCGATGCACCAACTTGACGGTAGGCGCCCATGTTCTCGGTCTATACGGTATTATTCCGACAAGATCGATATCTACGGGGACGATATTATTATCCCCGTTGATTACACGGACGTAGTCGTGGATTATCTTGAGAGCTACGCTCTCAAGGTTAACGTCGGCAAGTCTTTCTCGAAAGGTAACTTTCGGGAATCTTGCGGTGCGGATTTCTTTAAAGGGTACCCGGTTAATCCCGTGTACGCTCGTCAGATTCCGCATGACGATTCACGCAACTGGACACCTGCTCACGTTATGTCCTGGGCTGCTACCTCTGATCTCTTTTATATGAGAGGTCAATGGAGAGTGGCTCAGTGCATTCGTGATATGGTGACTCAAGTGGTGAGACGCCGCATACCTCGAACCCGCGTTATTGGGTCTGGGGTAGCCTTTTTCAGTTATCTTTTCACGACGGATCTGCGATGGAATGCAGATCTTCAGTGTTGGAAACAGAAAAGGCTTGTATACCAACCTACTAAAAAGAAGGATGATATCAATGACGACGAACTCGCCTGCCTCAATTTATGGGGGCTACGTAATGTTCAGAGATCCTCAGGGAGACCCGGTACAGTTGGTATTTATACCAACCAATATCGAGATCCCCATCTTGGAGTATCTGGACTGGTTGACAACCATGATGCTCAATCCCGAAAGGGAATTTTGCGAAATGGGAATCAGCCTAATAGCGCTCACGAAAGTGAGGCATCTGCCATCAGTCAAATCGCTGAGACAGGCGTACGAAAAGTACACAGTGTACTCCCGGATGATGGGGAATCTTTCGAGACCCTATCCGATCTGGAAGTCAATGGTGCTTCCGTATGTCCGTTCAGTAAAGAGACGGATGATGGAGCTAGAGAGTGGAAGGATCCCTCTGCAGACTACTGCCTGACAGAGGAAATCCAGTCGGATCCGCTTCTCCATTTATTTGGAGATAATAACGGAATCGATTTCACTTCTAGTACGAAGCGCGGCAGCTTCAAGTCGAAATGCCGATGGGTCAGCCTAACTAGCTGACGGCGACTTTCGCCTGGCGGAGATGATTCGCATCATCACCTA